CGCCTTCATCTCGTCGTACAGCGGCTTGGCCTGATCGCGAGGCATCTCGAATGCCACCGATCATCCCGCGTTAGATGCGCTTGGCGCGCAGGGTTCGCTGGCCTGCTTCTGGGTGTTGAACCGATATGTCTGGTTCAGCTTGGGGTACTGAAGGGTGACGTTTTTCGCCAATACCTTCAGGAAGTCATCGTTATCTGCCATTGGTTTTATCCTCTCTGGCGGTGGTTTCAGAAGTCAACGGTTTCATCGAACACGTCGTCTTCAGGCTCTGCGGTCTGCCAGCGCGGCAGGTCCACATGGTTAATCAAGGGCCAGCCTGTTGTGAAGGTGCTGGTGGCCTCGGCCCGTGATATTTTTTCTAGGGTGGCGGTGACGCGGGCATCTGCCACGGCGAGATAGCCGTCTGTGAGCGCGTGCAGGCCGACAGCGTAGGGTGGTTCCTTCTCGACGGCCACGAAGATGAACGTGTGCGCGTTGAAGCCTGCCTGACGCAGGCAGCGCAAGTAAAGGGCCGCCTGAAGATCGTAGCCATAGTTGCGGATCTCACGCGGGAAGCCGTCAGGGCTGGCGTCACGGGTCGTCTTCAGGTCGAAGACGATGCCAGCGTCTGGCAGGTAACCGTCTGGCCTGCACTTGATCTTGACGCCCGTCAGATAGTCTTCTGCGAAGAAGCTGGCCTCGGCGACAAAGCTGGGATCGGCGATCCAGCCTTTGACGACCTCATGGGTGATGATCGGTGCCGCGATGGCCTGCGCCAGATCATAGTCGCTTTCGGTGAGAAGGATTTTCACGTCGATGTCGGCGGCAAGCTTGTCAATCTTCCACTTGTTGCCCCGGCGATCTTCGGGTCCGCGCAGGACGAGGTTCTTTTCCGGCTCCAGCACCAGAGCATGCACGGCGCTGCCGAGGGCGAAGGTGCTGCTGTCTTTCCAGACCTTGCCTTTCCAATGAGCCAGCGACTTGCCTGCAACGGCTTTAACATCGCTGGCGCTGATCTCTGGGCGTGCGTGGTACGCCTCGTTGGTCATGTCGCGGATCATTGTACAGTCCCCTTGGATTCAGAGATTTTCATTACGCAGTCCACTAGATCATCCACATAATAAAGTGGTCGCTTTGAAAGATGAGAAAAAGGCTTTACTGGGGTCAAGCCATGAGCGTGAAGGATGTCAAGATAACGATTTGTCGACGGAACTCCGAGAAAATCGCATATCTCCTTCTGCGTGAAAAATACTTTCCCGCTCTTCAGTATTAGATGCTTTATCTGCATCTTCATCACTGATTCCTCATCTTGATTGCACGACAGCAAAGAAGAATCAGATGAACTGTGTATCACATTGTATTCAGGCTTTTCCCGCTTAATCGCATCTGCTTCAGCAGAGAGCGCATCGTCTCTGGTGTCAAACCACTCAATGCCGATCTCAGTGACATCAACAAACCAAAGGGAACCCTTGGCATGTTGTTTGAGCCTGTTATTCCAATTCAAGGAAATCCCAACATAAAGCAGCCGCTTTTCTCTATCGAATGCTCTATAGAGACACGTTTTCATTTCTTCCTCCATCCATACAAGGCGATCAGGGCCGCCTCTGCCCGTCCGTCGTCTTTGACCCGCGCCCACTGGTCGGCGCTGTCGGGGAAGTATTGGCTGGCCAACGCGCGGCTGGCGTTCTTGTCGGTGGACAGCCGCATGGTCTTCTTCCACGCGGACGGGTCCACCTCAAACGTCGGCACGCCAGCGAAGAACAGGCAGGCCTTCAGTTCGCCGTAGGCTTGCGCGATGGTGACCGCGTTCTTGATGCCGATCATCCGAGGGAAGAACGGGCGTTCAAGCCAAGCGCACTTCACAGCCCCGATGTCCGAGATCAGCGCACGCTTTTCGTCGAGCGTGCCGGGCATGTCGTATGTCCTGACGTGCATGTGGTAGCAGTCCAGCACCGCGAAGGCTCCGCTCTTGCCGGGGTCGATGCCTAGGATCAGGGTCATGCTGAGGCCTCTCTTTCCAATCTCTTTTTCATGTAATCTCTGTGCCTCTTTGCGTTCGCATCCTTGCAGGTTTGGCACCTGCACCTGTGCCGCTCATATCCGACCCTAGTGCCGTGGATGAGCGGCATCGCGTTTTTTTCGACAAGGTTATCAGGCGTAAAGGCCTTGTCAGGCCCCATCCGCTGCAAGCGCCTGAATAGAGTGTCTACCTTTAGGCCAAAATGCCTTGCCCACTGAGCAACTGTTTTGACCTCTCCGCCATACTCAATTTTGACGTTTGTGCGCTTGTTATTGCCCTGAGTGGTCCAATCTGCCCAGCGGCAGTTTTCTGGCGAGTAGCCTTTTTCTGGATCAATCCTGTCAAGCGTCATGCCGGGCTGGCACTGGCCCATGTCTGCAAAAAACGCATCATAATCGTTGATCCATCTTTCGCAGACTGTGATGCCCCTGCCGCCGTAGTTGCGCCATCCTTCGCTTTTCGGGTTCAAGCATCGATATCTAAGATTGCGCCAAGCATAATACTCGCGCGTCCCTGCCGGGTTATTCCACTTTTCTCTCGGCATATGCGGCCCCTATTTCACCAGCGATTGCAGCATATCCGCACAAATCCTGTGCTGAGTCAATATGCGCCGGGTTACTTTTCATCCGCGCCAGCTTGAACAGAGCCATCATCACAGCAACGTCGTGGCTGGTGACAATGGAATCAAGGTGCGCTGACCAGTAAGCAGCAATCAAGCCAAAGTTGCTTTCAGCATCACCATGGGTGGCTGCGCGATCCTTGGTGATGTACTCTTTGGCCGTGTCCAGAATGTCGGCCCGGTTCATTTCGACACCCATTCCTGCTCAAAGCGCAGGTCTTCGATTCCTGTGATGTCTGCCAAGCGGTGGCGGTATACGGCGGACGGCACGACGCGGCCCGTCATCCAGCGGGACAGGCTGGACGATGCCACTGGCACCTTTTTCGCGAGCCAGCCCAGTTTGCGCCCGTCCTGCGCGCACCATAGGCGGATTTGAGTTTGAGCCATCATTGGCGCTCTCCTGTGTTTCGGTGCCATCAGACCTAGAGGCGAAAATAATTAGCGTCAAGTGCATTTATTTTCTTGCACGCTGCAAATCAGGCTGTATGGTGTTTGTACCAACTAGCAAACAAGGATGACCCAGATGACCATCATGAACCTCACCAGCGCAAGCGGCAGCCAGACCACCGTGTTGGTTGTTCGCGAAACACCGAAGGCAATCTTGGTGAAGGGCAACGCAAGCGAGGCTTGGTTCCCGAAGCGCGCAATCGACGCGGACGGCATCATCGCTGATTGGTTTCAGTTCGACATGGTTCACAGCTTTCTGTTTCACGCACCATATCGGCCAGCCGCATGACCCTCGCCGAACATCTCGACCTGCTGGGGATCATCCCCCGGCAGGCCCCGCCGAAGCCCGCCCCACAGCCAGCAGCCTACGCGCCGCCCCAGTGGAAACCAACTTACCCCGGCGAAGAGCCGCCGTTTTGATAGGAGACTAGCATGTCAGAACCCACCATCACCATCACGCTGGAGCATGCCGAGGCAGCTTTGGAGTGCATCGACCGCGACATTGAGAACAGTCACTTAAGCGGTGGCCCAAACTATAACGACGTTGGAGAGATGATGTTTTACCTGCGCCGCGCTGAATTGCGCCTGCGCTTGGCCTCTGCAATGAACGCCAACAAGGAGATCAAATAATGAACATCTATGAATTCCTTGCTGCCCTTTTCGGCGCAACGGCACTCGCCGCCATGCTCTACGCTGGCCTACTGTTTGGTTTCGGGATGGGGTGGTAATCATGGCCGTCAGACTTGGAGCAATGGACACGCACATCGTGCTGACCGCGCTGTGGGACTATCGTGAGACGCTGACCATCGTTAATGACACTTCGCCCAACCCGCAGATCGCCGCCAAGATCGACAGCGTTGATCGCCTGATCGCATCGTTCAAGAAATCATACTTCGCCTTAGACAGATTGGGGATCATGTGATGACCGAGGCAGACAAACTCCGCGAATACATCGCCCACAAGCAGGCGCAGATCGACGATCTAATCAAGAGACACGGCCAAGGCGTTAGGCCGGGCTGGGTCAGCGAAGAAATCATGATGCTGACCTTCTACCAAAGAGACGCCGAAGACCAACTCAAGCAATTGGAAGAGAACAATGCAACAGACCATTCTACTAACTAACCAACTCGCCACTGGCAGTGCCTTCGCGCTGACGGCAGACAACGAGAACGTGTTCATCCCGTCGAAGGTCATGTTCGGCCATAGCGTGCGCCTCGGCCAGCGTGTGCAGGCCGTCTGCGTGCCGAATATGACCCGGCCAGACCGCACGCCGTGGCTGGCTGTGAGCATCTTGGACGCCGAGCCTGTATCACGGGATGATACGCTGGCCGCCTTCATCTTGGGCAATCTGCAAGCTGATGGCCGCGCCACCGTTGAGGAGATCGCGGAGGACATGAACATGTCGGACGCCGTCGTGGCAGCCACGCTGGCCGAAATGGTCGCAGATGGCCGCGTGGTTCGGCTTGTCTGCTACGACCTGCCGGAGGAGGACGCATGATGTTTTTCCGTAAGAAACCAGAAACCATGCCTGTGCATGACGCGCAGTCCGAGGCCATCTTGGCCATTCTCCGTGGCGCACAGGTGCTGCCCAGCAAGAAGTTTGCAGACACAATCTTCATGGCCATCTTAGACAACCGCGACATGACGGTGGCGGATCTGGATGCTCTGTCCAACAGCATCTCGCGGCTGGCTTGGAACAGGGGGCGGAGATGACTGACGAAGAACTGATCGCACGGCTGCGGGCGTACCGAGAACATGATGAGGGATCGGGTGGTATGGCATCGTTTGAGGTTGAAGAGTGCATTGAAGCCGCCGACCGCATCGAAGCCCTGATTGAAGAGCGGGATGAGGCTAAAGCGTTACAGTCTTGTGGATGTTCCTACGACACTCCAATCGACGTTTGCTTGGGACACCACCGCCTGTTTGAGCGACTGTATGCAGTGCAGCGGGGTAAGCTCGAAGCCAAGCTGGCGAAGGGGGAGGAGGTGCTGCGCGACCTGACGAAAGCGTTCACCGAGAAGGTGGATGTTGAGCAGACCCGCTGGAAGATGCCTTATGAGCATCCGCTGTCTGCCTATGACCGCGCAGTTGCATTTCTGAAGGGAGACACCCAATGAGTGACGTAAAGTACCCGATCACTGGAAGTGTATGGTTTCGTAAAAGCACTCAGGAATGGGTGTTAGAGTTAGAGGGTTCTATCAACGGAACCTACTTCATTGACCGCCATACTGAACCAAGCACTACGCTGCCAGAAGATGTCCCCGGTTTGCCCTCGCTTTATCATGCCGCCGACCGCATCGAAGCCCTGACTGATGAGCTGTCGATAGCTAAGTGGCTGCTGACAGATGCTGCGGTGCAGCTTGAAGAGGGCAAGATCAAAACGCGCCGCAATAGAGCGGGTTTGATCTGGCAGTTTCTTGCACAGATCAAAGGAGAGAACCATGAGTAGCTTGAAACTATACCGCACCACAAAAGGCAATATGGAGCGGATTATGTGCGACATAACCTATCCGCATCCTGTTTACTTTGACCGCCCATCTGAGCGGCTGACAAAGCATGATCTAAAGGCCATGCTGCATGAGCGAGCGGACGAGGCCAAGCGGATCATCGACATGATGGAGCGGATGGCGGAAGCCAACGTCGAGAAAGCACGGCTGCGAGATTACATCAATGCCTTGCACGACTTTCACAACGCCTTCGGCTTCTTCACGGCTGAGGCACCCGGCAGGCCGCACCTCTGGGAAGTGTGACCATGACCCGCACCCGGCACGACACAAGCCCCCAAGCACAGGCCATCCGCGCCGCTGGCTTTGTGCGCGTGCCGGGTGGGCTTTGGTGTACTCCCGAGCAGCTTGAGCTTATTTTGTATATGCTCCAGCAAAATCTAGACGAAATAAACGCTATCAAAAGGAGAGCCAACAATGGGTGGCCGGAGACTTATAACCCGTGACATGATGCAGGCCGCACTGATTTTTCGGTGGTCGGCGTCGCAGGCGGCTAAGCATTACGGATTTTCGCGCAACTCGATTGCGGCTGCCTGCGAAAGGTTCGGGATCGTCCTGCCGACGACGACCTTTGGGAAGCCCATCAAGGCTCCTAAGGAGCCGAATTACGACGAGGTTTACGTTGATGACGCGCCGAAGGTTAAGTTCTCGGCCAGCAAGGCCGCCGTCGAGCGCGCCTTAGATGACATTGAGCGCCGAAAGCGGTTGCAGGCATCAGGCTGACCAGCTAACTTGAATTGCGAGGGGCGCACACAAACAAGAAACCGTCACGGGTTGCTTTGTGTTGGTCAGGATCAGACTGCGCTACGGCTCATCTCAACCATCGCGCCCCTCGCGATCTCACAAATGAAAATGCCCAGCGCATGGCCGAGCATTCCCAGTTTAGGGTCGATCAGCCGAGCAGCTTGGCCAGCGTCTTCGGACCCGCTACACCATCAACCGTCAGCCCGTTGGCCGACTGCCACTTCTTGAGCGCAGCCTCTGTGCCGGGGCCGAACTGGCCGTCAGACGGGATGCGGAGAGCGGCCTGCATGCGCTTCACGTCGTGGCCTGTCGAGCCAAGCCGCAGGACGCCGCCAGAGGCCGCAGGAGCGGCGGCAGCGGCGGGTGCCGAGATCTGGCCGCCCAGCGCAGCCATGGCCTTGGCATAGCGAGCCTGACGGTCTGCGAGGCCAATGTCCCCACCATTGATGATCTTGGTCAGCTTTACCACGTCGCCAGTGTCTGCCACGTCGTTCAGGTTGCGGCTACCCCAGAACCACAGCGCGCTTTCCAGTGCGCCCTTTTTGGTCAAGAGGTACACGGCAGCTTCCTCGGCAGTCATGCCAACGGTCTTGCCAAAGGCCGACACGTTGCTACGGCCCGTGCATTGTTTCAGACCTTTTCCAGAAAAAAGCCAGCCGTCCCCCTCCTTCACATTGCCTAAAGCGCCTGCCTTGGAACGGTTCTTGTCCATGTACACATAGTTGGCGATCTTCTCAGGCTTGCCAGCGTACTCGGCTGCGTTCTCTTTGCCGGGGCCAAAGTAGCGCGGGAAGACCTTCAGGAGGGTGGCCTCCTTGTAGTTCAGGTTTTCCTGCAAGACCCGAAAGTCAGAGCTTTCGTGGGCGCACTGGCTGATAAAGCCAGCAATGCGCTTGTCGGTGGTGATGCCGTACTTGGGCAACATCTCATTGAGGGCCGCGCACCATTCGCCGACTTCTTTATTGGTCGGGATCATCACGGCCAGTTGGGCTTCGGTAATCAGGCTCATTTATTGGCTCCTTATTCGCACCAAGACTGCTTGGCGTCACCTTTGTAATGCCGGGCCAGCCCGGCGGAGACGAGACTTTCGGCAAGGCTCTGGTGGTCCAGATAGACATCGCCCAGCACACGGCCACCGTATTTGTCCCACTTGAGGATCTTGATATCGACCTCAAGAGCATTGGCGACGGCGTTCTTGGTAAACGCGCTGGCCTTCTTCGCAAGATCAGCCTCGGCATCGCACTGAGCGCGCGGTGCCTTCTCAGGGGTATCGACACCGATCACGCGGATCGACAGCTTCGGCGGCAGAGGATCGGGCAGGAAGTCCACCGCGATCTCAACTGTGTCGCCATCGATCACGCGGGTGATCTCATAGGGTGTGGCCAGCGCAGGGCTGGCCGACAAGAGCAGGATGCCAAGCCACTTCACTTCTTTGGCTTCTTCTTGAGCAGTCCGCCGAGGACGGCTTCCTGCGCCATGTCTTTGCCCATGCCGCCGAGAAGGTCGCCCACGTTGCCCGTGGCGGCGATCTTGATGGCACCTTCGACCGGGTCAGGCAGATTCACCTTGTCCAGCACGGCATCGACGGCCTTCTCTTTCAGCTTGCGGCCCACAAGCATTCCAACCATGCGCCCGATCATTCGGTGTACTCCTGTGTCGGCGGCTCATCGTTGCCACCCTTGTTGCGGTTATTGCCCGCAGCCATCACGCCGCCGAGAGCGCCGACGATGAAGCTGGCGATGGGGGTCAGCAGTTCGAAGAACTTGCGGTCGTTCTCGCTCGACTCGCCGAGAGGCTGGGTCACGAAGACCAGCGAGTAGAGGATGGTGAAGATGGTGCCAGCCAAGATCACCACCAAGGCGCAGCCGATGAAATACCGCAGCTTGGCTTCCATCATTTCTGGGTCGTTCTTGCTCATTGCGAGGCTCCTGTCAGGTCAGTGGCGCACATGCCAGTACGCAGGCAAATCGGGGGCGTGCATTCAAGCGCAGCCCAGTTCTCAGGGTCTTGGCAGGGGTAGCGGTAGAAGCCGTCCCCGCTGACCCAGAAGATCGCGGCGACGGCGGCCAGAAACGCCACCCAG